GCCCGATCCTCCGGGGCGCGTCCACTCGGCGCGACCCGGCACGCGACCGTCGCGACTTTCTCCCACGACTCCGACGCCCCGCCGGCATTGTCCGGCGTGCGGCTCACCCGCTGGATCGTCGCCGTGTCCGGCAGCGCGTCCTCCTGGTACTCCCGCATCCACTCGAGCTCGTCAGACGTGATCATGAGGTTTACCTCAGTCGGGCTCCGCCAGGTTCCCGATCCACGGGAAGTCATTCGCGTTCGACTCCTTCGGCCACTTGTGGAACGTGCCCGTCGTCGCCGATCGCCGCGACCTGTGGTAGCGGACCATGCTCATGTACTGCGCGTGGATTTGACTCACGTGCTTGATGGATCCATCCGCGCTGAAGTCGAACCGGGCCGCCACGGACGCGGCCTTCTCCAGCCAGATGTCAGCGGCGGCGGCGTGCAGATCGTACGTCGGGATCCAGGACGGGTTGGCCGTCTGCTCGGGCGGCGTGCCAGAGTCCAGCGTGTAGGGCCGCTCGCCCTGTTCGTCGATGCGCGGGTAGCGCTCGATGTACCCGGCCAGGGTATCGTCCGAGTACGTGGACGTGGTCGGCTCCGCTGCCATCCGCCTGAGTTCCGCGATCTGCTCCGCCGTCGCTGACATCGCTTCCTCCGCTTACTTCAAGACGCCGATCGCCGTCACGGTCACGTCCTCGGTGTTGGTCACGTTGGCGTACAGCCGCACGTACTTCCCGAACAGTGCGTACTGGTCCAGCGCGTCGTCATCCGCCGCGACCGCGCTCGCGAACGCCGGTCCGCTCTCCCACGTGGCCCCGTCGTTCGAGTACTCGATCGTGAACGTGGTCGTGTTGGCTTCGGTCTCGTCGACGATGTGCTGCAGGTCGATCAGCTCGAAGTTAGCGCACTCGATCGCCCCCGAGGCCGTGTCCTCGTTGAGCACCGTGTCGTCCCAGAACGTGACGAGCCGCGGCGTGTCCGACGTGAGATTGACGCTGGCCACCGGCGTGATCTCCGCGGCCTGTACCCCGACGTCGGCGGGCCCACCCAGCAGCGCGACCGCCATCAACAACACGATCGCCACGACGACGGCGCCGAAAAGGTTCCTGTTGTCCCTCATGATCTGCCTCCTGATTGGCTCGTGGTGGGCGGGCCTGTGTGCCCGCCCATGCCTGTATGGTCGCCCGGTTTCGTCCCGTTACGGCGCCGGCGCCAGGATCGAGAACGCGCAGCGGGTCGCCGCGGCCGCATTGATCCGGTTGATCGGGTTGGGCAGCGCCCAGCCCAGCCGCATCACCGCGCGGAGGGCGACCATGTCCTGCTGCGCCAGGTTGTACTTGATGGCTCCAGCCGCGTCCTGGATCACGGCTTCGGTCAAGATCTTGAACGTCATGTCCTGCCGAATCGCGTACACCAGCTGGTTCCACTGTCCGGAGATCAGCAGGCTCGACGCCGGGTTGACCGAGCCGTTCATCGGGAACTCGAGCGGCACGCCGTCGAGCTCGTACTGCGTCGGGCTCTGCAGGGACGTCTTGAACAGCGGCTGCTGGGTGTCGTCCCGGAGCCCGCGCAGCTTCGCCCGGAGCGTCAGGTGGGCGATGTGGCCGGTCGCCATGAACCCGTCTTCCTCGATCTTGCTGATCGTGCCGCCCTCGGAGAGGAGGTCGTCGTACAGGTCGCCGACGGCGCCCAGTTGCACGACGTGCCCGGCCGCGGTGCAGCGGGTCAGCAGGTCGTCAGGCCAGGGCGCCGGCGCGTTCGTGCCGTACAGCACCGCGGCGTCGAACACCTGCCCGAACGCCTCGATGAGGCTGGGCTTGACCTCGCCCCAGATGTCGTAGTCGGAGTCGTCCAGCACCGCCTCGGGGATCGGCACGATCGCGGCGATCTCCTCGGCGTACAGGTAGACGTTCTCCCACGTCACCTCGGTGGTCTGCTTGAGGCCGGTGTCGGAGTGGTCCGCTCCGGGGTTGATGAAATATGCCGAGGCCAGCGCGGACATCACCGGGATGTTGCGCTGGTACCGCGACATGTTGGGCAGCCTCTTGGCCATCCGCATGACCGCGGACGACTGAGGGACCGCCTTGATGATTTCGTTCGCGACTTCAGTCGGGATCAATGCCCCGGCGTCGGTCCGGTCGATTACGCTGTCGTACGGCATCGCTTACCTCCTGGTTACCCTTTCCCGGCCGCCTTGCGGATGAAGTCGTTCATCCCGCCGCCGCCGGTCGGCTGCTTCCCGGTCCCGGTTCCCGCGTGTCCCGGTGCGGGCTGCGTCGCGGAGAACAGGTTCGGGTGCAGCTTCTTCAGCTCGTCGAAATTCGCCCGGCCTTTGCCGTCGATCAGGCCCGCTTCCCGCGCGGCCAGGTACGCCAGCTTCAGGTCGGACACGCCCAGCTTGTGGGCCTGGTCGTAGAAGTCCTGCTGGCCCTCGAGCGCGGCCAGCTTGTCGGCCATCTCGGTCAACTGCTGCTGCGCCTCGGAGCCTTTCTCCGCTTTGTTCGCTGCCTCTCGCAGCTGCTTCTCGAGGTCCCCGCGCTGCTGCCTCTCGCTCTGCAGCGCGGATTTCAGGCCCGACGTGTGCTGCTCGTAGGCCGCCCGGATCTCCTCGGACTGCCCTTTCAGCCACTCGCCGAATTCGATCGGCTGTGACTGGGCCTGTTGCTGGTTCTGCTGATTATCCTGCTGGTCGCCAGGCATCTCGCCCTCCTCTCGGCGCCTCCCGCGCCGCAACGAAAAAGAGGGGCGCCTAATCAGCCTCTCGCTGATCGGACGCCCCTCTGCTCTACGCTCTGGGGTCGGTTTATTCGGTTAGGCTACTTGCCGCGAGCCTTCTTGTACCACTCCGGGATGGCCTTCTCGACCACCGTTTCGCTCAGCTCGAACTGGATCCCGTGGTCGCCGGGGTAAGGTGGTCCAGATGGTGTGCCAGTGGTGAGCTTCGGCCTCCGCTGGTGTCATTATACCCCTGTTGATCGCCGCCCAAAAATCGTTTTGCACCTCGGCAACATGGCGCTGCAAGGCAGGAAGGATAGAGGTCTCCCAGGTCTACTTCCGCGCCTCGTCCTGACCGAGGATCGCCCGCAATGACCGCTTGTACCTCATCGTGCCCCAGCGCCGGCTCCGCTTCCGCCCCACAAAGTCCTGCAGTGTGACCACCCCAGCCTTGTACGCCTGGAACCCCGCCCGGCCGAGGATTCGTTGCTTGTCCTCGTCGGACAGCCTCTCGAACAGATCCACGCCCTTCGGCACCTGGACCTGCGTCTCGGGGACGTTCTTGAAGCCGAGCTCTTTCCACGTCTTCGTCACGGGAACGGCCGCGCAGCGCCCCCGCGGGTGATCGTCGAGCCGCTCGTCGAGCCGGTGCACCGTGCCGTGCATCGCCCAGCACGCTGCGCATGTCCGCGTCTCCAGGGCCGAGTGCCACACCCAGCCCTTGACGACGTCCGCGTTCGCCCGATATGTGCGGTGGCTGGCCTCGCGGTAGGCCCGGAGCACCTCCGTCCGCGCGATGGTCAGCGCCCGCGTCAGGTTGCCGCCCAGCGCCGCCCGCATCCACCGCGCGATGACCCGCGGATTCTGTCCCGTCGCGACGCCTTCGATCAGCGCCTTCCGCGTCGCCGCGCTCGCCTCCGGCCCCAGCTCGTCGAGCAGTTCGCGCAGCGGCGACCCGCCCTGTTGGAAGCCGACCAGGTCCTCGAGCGCCTGCCTCGGCAGCCGGACCAGCGTCACGGCGACCCCCGGCGGGGGCTTCCCCAGTCCGATTAGCACCAGCTGCTCGGCATGCTCCTGGGCCGCCCAGACCGCCGCGGCCTGCTCGGCCAGGATCCGGCGCTCCGCGTAGCGGGCAAACTCCCGGATCTCCGCCTCGACCTGGCTCTGCAACACCTGCAGGCGCCGCCGCTGGAACAGCCAGGACACCGATACCTCTTCGCCGGCCGCCCGGGCCGCGGCGATTTGGCTCGTAACCTGGTCGAGCTGCGCCTTGATCCGCTGCCACGATTGCCCGTACGCCCGGACCATCTCGGATGCGGCGTTCCGCTCGCGGTCCAGCAAGGACCGCCGGAACCGCTTCGCTACCTCGAAGATCTCGCCCGGGCCCGGCATCAGCGGTACTCGAACTTGAGCGGCGCCTGCGGGCGCTTGACCGTCGCCGTCCCGTCCGCCCGGACGCACAGGATGTACTCGCCCGGCCCGTGCTCCGCGATCAATCGAGCCAGCCAGGCCGCCAGGCGCGGATCCACCACGTTATTCGCCCCGATCGAACCGGTCGAGCAGCTCGTCGCCGAGTTCCTCACTCTCCGCCTCCCGTTGCTGCGCTTCCTTGGCCGCGTCGTACCCGAGCTTGGTCAAGAGCGTCTGCTTCGACGCCCCCAGCTGGTGGTCGAGCACGGCAATCTGGCGGCGGATCTGGTCGATCTCGGCCGAGGCCCGCGGCTGCACGGTTTCGACGTCCTCCCACTCGGCGGTGACCGTCGCCCCGTCCGCCGGGCGCCGGGCCACTCGCAGCAGGAACCGGCCGACGTCCTCCCAAACCGGCGTAAACCGCTCGATCAGGTCCCGGCACTTCTTCGTCAAC